TTGGATTGCGCGTTGATCTCGGCATGCGTGATGGTTTGTTCGGCGACGTGGGCAGCCAGCACCGCTTGGACGTAGCTTGCCGTGCTTCTCTGTTGCGACTCTGCGAGTTTATCGAGTGCGTTGCGCAACGCACTCGGGACACGCATCGACAATCGGTGATCTTTGATCATGTGGGGTTCCATGGGGTTCCGTTGGCAGTCAATGACACACCATGGCACGCATTGGAACCCCAGTCAATGACCCGCTTTGTTACCTCGATGACGATCGACGACGTAGAGCACTACACGGCAGCCGAGAAGGCCTCGATCATCGCCAGCTATCCGGCGCATGAGCGCGAGGCCCGCGCCAAGGGCATTCCCACGATGGGAAGCGGGCGTGTGTTCCCGGTGGCCGAGGACATGATCAAGGTTCCGGTCCAGGCCATCCCGGCGCATTGGGTGCAGATCGGCGGCATGGATTTCGGCGTAGACCATCCCTTCGCGGCGGCGCGCATCGGCTGGGATCGCGACACCGACGTGATGTACGTCACGCATACGTTCCGACAGAAGGGCGAACACAAGGAAGGGGCGTGGACGGGCTCGCCGTTGTTCCATGCTCAGATGCTCAAGCCCTGGGGCGACTGGATACCGTGGGCATGGCCGCATGACGGCTTAGAGCGCGATCGGCAGTCCGGGGAGACGCTGGCCGGTCAGTATCGCTCGCACGGCCTCAAGATGCTGGACGAGCGCGCCACGCACGAAGATGGCGGCAACGGTGTCGAGGCTGGATTGTCGGAAATGCTAGAGCGCATGCAGACGGGCCGGTTCAAGGTCTTCGACACGAATACGGAATGGTTCGAAGAATTCCGCATGTATCACCGCAAGGAAGGTTTGATCGTCAAGCTGATGGATGACCTCATGTCTGCCACGCGATACGCCGTCATGATGCGGCGGTTCGCGATCACACAGCCGCGACCGAGCGCCGTGCGCAAGGCCCGCTTGGGGACCATCGCGTGAGAGACGCGATCGACCCTGCGATGGCAGACGACGACGCCGACCTGCTCGGACTACTCCAGTCCGAGGAGTCGGACGCGTCCACCTACTACACATCAGAGCTTGCCCAAGCTCAAGCCGAGGCGATGGACCGCTACCACGCGCGCCCGTACGGCGACGAAGCGGCGGGCCGGTCGAAGGTCGTGACGCATGACATCGAGGATATGGTCAATTGGATCATGCCCTCGCTCATGCGGACCTTCGAGCCGTCTGACGAACTGATTACGTGCGACGACGACAACATCGAGGACGGGGCGGAAGTTCTGACCGCTACCGCGCAATATCTGCGGCACGTGTTTTTCAAGCAGGTCGGCGGCGAAGACATCATTCACGACTTCATTTTTGACGGCATCCTGCAAAAGGTCGGCGTCATCCGCACGGCATGGGACGCGCCGCGCCCGTCCGCTCCCGTGGTCCGCGAGGGCGTCACGGTCGAGCAGCTTCTACGCTATCTCAACGATCCGCAATATACGGTGCTTGGCATCGAGCCCGACGATGCCGGCGACGAGCTGGAGACGATCGACGGCACGGCCGAAGAGATGCCGCCAGAAATGGGCGCCGCGCCCGGCCTCATGGGTCAAAGCGGGCCGCCAGCCCAGGGCCTCATGCAGCCGCCGCAACAGGTGCAGCCGGCACAGCCGCAGTTGCCCGACGACATTCCGTTCGCGCGCACCTACAGCATTAAGTTGCAGAAGACGCCAAAGACTGGCAAGCCTCTCGTCGAGACGATCCAACCCGAGCGGTTCATGATCTCCTCGCGCGCCCGTTCGATTGAAGAGGCACCCTATCACGGGGCGCACTTCCCGACGTATCTTGCCCAGGTCGTGACGGACTATCCCGAGCACCGGCACAAGCTCGATCCCGATGGGCAGTACATCGGCAAGGGCAGCGACGATCTCGAAATCAGCGCCGACACGCGCCAGCTTGCCCGCTTTCCGGACGAGCCCGACGTGGGCCGGCATCACGACGACAAGTTCCGCGAGCAGGTGACGCTCAAGATCGAGTACATCCAGTGCGACTATGACCGGGACGATATCGTGGAACTCCGCCGCATCGTGCGGGTCGGCGATGTGATCCTTGAAAACGAGATCGTCGACGAAAGCGAGTTCACGGTGTGGAGCCCGATCCGGGTCTCGCATCGTGCCATCGGTCGGTCGGTCGCGGATACGCTGCTCGACATTCAGAAAATCCGAACCGTCATCACGCGCCGGGCCATGGACTCGCTCAGCCAGTCGCTGACGCCGCGCACGTTCTTCAACAAGCGCATGGCCGACAGCGATCCGACGTTTGTTGATCAGTTGCTAGACCACGATGTGGGATCGGCTATCGGTGTTGACGGCAACCCGAACGAAGCCGTGATGATCCAGACGACGCCCGACGTGACGGCAGCGGCATTCCAGGCCATCGAGTATTGGGATCGCCGTTCCGAGGAAGCCTCTGGCATCAATCGCCATGCGATGGGGATACAGCCGCAGGCGATCACCGACACGAAGGGCGGCATCGAAAACCTGCAATCTGCGGCGAACCAGCGCATCGAACAGGTTGCGCGCCACATCGGCAAAGCGCTGTCGATCGCACTCGGCAAGCTCCTTCGCATCGTCGTGCGCCACCAGCACACGCCGCAGATTTTCAAGGTGTCGGGCAAGCGCATCCAGTGGGATGCGCGCCAGGTGTCGGACGAGATGACGGTCTCGGTCCATGTCGGCATGACGGCGGAGAGCCGTGAGAAACGGCTGGCGTTCCTGGCAAGCATTCTCGGCGCCCAAAAAGAATTGTTGATGCAGATGGGACCGGAAAATCCCGTGGCTGGCCTCAAGCAGGTGCGCCACACGCTTGGCCAGATGGTGAACGTCGGCGGGTACAGGGACGCAACGCCGTTCTTCGCTGAAATCCCGCCCAACTATCAGCCGCCACCGCCCGGGCCCGACCCGAAGATGGCCGAGGCCCAGGGCAAACAGCAGATGGCCCAGGCGGACATGCAGGCCAAGCAGCAACTCGCGCAATTCCAGGCGCAACAGGACGCGCAGATCGCACAGGCAAAGCTCATGGCTGAGAGCCAGCTGAAGCAAGCCGAGTTCCAACGCGACGTGCAGTTGCAGGGCGCGAAGCTGTCGGCCGATCGTGAAAAGAACGGTGCCGAACTCGAACACAAACGCGAGCTGGCGCAAGCCCAGCTTGTCGCCGATGCACAGACCAACGCGCAAAAAGCGGAGTTCGAGCGGCAAATCGCCGAACTCAAGGCGGCGAACGAGATGCGCATCGCGCAGGTCCGCATTCAGGCCGAAACGGAACTCGCACGCGAGCGCATGGCCAACGAGATGGAACTCGCGCGGTGGAAAACAGAGCAAGAGATTGAGTTGAATCGCGCGAAGATCAAAGCCATGGCGGCGTCGGTGGACGATGGGCCGGACGATGGGGGGCCGGACAACAGCGGCGGCGATGGAGGCATAGATACGAGCGGCGATGATCTGCCCGGCGTCCGGTTCGGCGGGAACATCGGCTAATGGCTCATGCGTATGCCGCGCACACGACGCTATCGATGTCGGACGGCGCTTCGTTCGGTGACATCGATTATGCCGCTGTATTTGTCATCAATCGCGCACTTACGCCGACGGAAACCGCGAACATGCGGACGTGGCTTGGCACGCGCGGCGGCCTGACGCTCTGATTTTCACACCACGGTCTCGGGGAACTATCGCCCATGTCTCAAGCGCATCTCTACGGCCTGGATTCTAGCGGCAATTGGGTGCCAATGCGCGTCAACGCGACGGGCGGCGTCACGGGCGGCGGCGATGGAGGGAGCGGCCTTCCTGCCGGACAGCCTCAGGTCGTCGCGCCGTGGTCATACGCTGCAGCGTCCGGTGGAATCACCGACACGTCCGATGTGACGCTGGTGGCAGCGGCTGGTGTCGGCAAGTCCAACTATCTCACGAGCCTCCAGGTCTGCAACACGAGCGGCACCGCAACCGAGGTGGTGATCAAATCGAGTTCCACCGTTCTGTGGCGCTGCAAAATCGGCGCCTCGATGATCCAGCCGACCTCGATTTCGTTCCTGCGTCCTCTCGTGAGTGCCAACAACACCGCACTCACCGCCGCATGCATTACCGGCGCAACGGTCACCTACGTCAATGCTCAGGGCTATCAGGACGCGACCGTTGAATTGCTGAACGCCGGCCTCACCGCAGCCGAGGAGATCGTCGACGCCGCTGGCATCGTCATCACCGACGCCAACTCTGTCGCCATCACCCTAGCCGCTTAAGGATCATCAACCCATGGCCACGATCGCCAACGTCACTGCCACCGGCAACCCAGGGCTTGCGATTGGCCCGAACGGTTCCACCAATCCCGTCCTGCAAGCCGATTGCTCCGTCGCCAGCGCTGCGACTGGCATCAAGGTCATCGGCCGCGCGGCGGCTGCCGGCGCCGATATCATCGTCGCCTCGTCGGGCACGAATGAAAACCTCAAGATCGATGCCAAGGGCTCCGGTACGGTCGCCATCAACACGACCGGCACGGGCGCGATTACGCTCGGCGCGGCGACAGGCGTGACGGGCGCTGCCACGGTGACCAGCACCAGCGCAAGCGCGCTCGCTGTTGGCGCCAATGGCGCAACGAACCCCGTGCTGAAGGTCAACGCCAACACCGCATCCGTTGCCACGGGCCTCCATGTGACCGGCGCTGCAGCGGCTGGCGGCTTGGCACTCGCGGTCATCTCGTCCGGCACGAACGAAAACCTGACCGTCGATGCGAAAGGTTCCGGCACGATCACCGTGGGCGGCACCTCGACGGGTGCGATTGCTCTCAGTCGCGCGACGACCATCACCGGCAACGCCGCTGTCACAGGCACGGCGACGGTCACGAGCACGAGCGCGGCGGCTCTGTCGGTCGGTGCCAACGGCGCCACGAACCCGGTGCTGGTTGCGGACGCGGCGACGGCCTCGGTTGCGACGGGCATCAAGGTCACGGGCGCTGCTGCTGCTGCTGGTGTGGCCCTGGCTGCGATCTCGTCCGGCACCAACGAGAATTTGACGGTCGATGCCAAGGGATCTGGCACCATCACGTTCGGCGGAACGTCCACCGGCAACGTCATATCGACCCGCGCCTTCGTCGCGTCGAGCACGATTGCAGGCGCTAATTCGATCCTGTCGAGCCATGCCACGGCCGGCATCGGTTATGCGACGGGCGCTGGCGGCACCGTCACGCAGGCGACAAGCCGCGCCACTGGTGTGACGCTCAGCAAAACCACGGGCGCGATCACCACGAACACGAGTTCTCTGGCGGCTGCGGCCTCGGCGACGTTTACCGTCACCAATACCGCCGTGGCGATCACCGACACGATCGTTCTATCGATCCGGTCGGGCCAGACGAACAAGGAAACCACGGCGTCCGTCTCCGCAGTGGCAGCCGGTTCCTTCGACATCACCGTTCATAACCAGCACGGGTCGACGGCCGAAACCGGCGCGATCATCATCAACTTCACCGTCATCAAAGGGGTCGCCGCTTAATGATGCGCCCTAAGAAAACGGACGGGTTCGCCGAGGTGGTCAACATGGATCACACCGGCGCGAAGGAAGAGCGGCGCGACGTGATCGCCGATTGGCTGCTCGAGATCCGCGACAGGATCAAAGGTGGCGAACAATTCATGCGCCGCGATGCGCTGCTTGAGGCTGACGAGATGATCAAGTGGCTCCACGAGGGCGACGCCCTTGAGGGATGAAACACAACGGCTCGACCGCGCGTCGCAAGCAGCCATGCGCGGCGAACGGTTCCGGGACTTCATGGCGGACGGCGATGTGGCCGCGTTCTTCGCCGCCTATGAGCGTGATCATATCGAACGGATGCTCAAGGCAGGCCCAGGTGAAGACGACACACGCCGGGATGCAGCCCTCGCCATCAGTGCCATGCGGGAGTTTCGTGCGTTCATCCATGCAGCGATTTTGGCCGGTGCGCGTGCCAGTGAAACCCTACGGAAAGAGAACACCACATGATCGACAACAACGCCCAGGCGGCCGGGTCGGCGGAGCCGCATAACGACGGTTCCCTCGACGCTGCGGTGGCGTCGATGCCCGATTTCGACGATAGCAACCTCGTTCCGTTCGAACGTGCGCGAGATTCCAACGTCGAGCCGCGACGTGCCGACAACGGCCGGTTCACGACCGATCCCGCCGCGCCAAAGCAGACGCCTGTGCAGGTGCCCGATCCGCGCATTGCCGCCGAGGCTCTGGCCGCAGCCGATGCCGCAGCGAAAGCCGCCGAGGAAGCCGACACCAGCACGCCGGCCGACGAGTTCTTCGAGCTTCCGCCCGAGGAAGAGGGCGGGGAACCGCGTCGCATTCCAGCGACCGAGGTCTTCGAGGGCTATCAGAAGGCGCAAGAACTCGCGGCCGAGATCGAGGAGGTGCGCCGTAGCACCGTCCCGCCCCAGGAATACGACCGGCAAATCCTCGAAACCGTCCAGGCGCGCGGTCGCATCATGCAGGAGTTGCAGGCGTACGCTCAGATGCTACAGCCGCAACAGCCCGACCTCGAATTGCTCAACCAGGCATCCCCCCGGTTCAATCCGGACCTGTACTATCAGCAAGTGCAGATGTCGCAACAGTTGAGCCAGCAGTTGGGCGCCGTCCGCCAGCAGATGGCGCATCACCAAGCATCCGCCACACGCGAGCAAGAGGCCCTGTCCCACGCCACAAGGGCACGGGAACAGGGCAAGCTGCGGGATATGTGGCCGGAGGTATTGAGCGATCCGAAAAAGGCGCACGAGGTGCGTGAGAAGGCCGCTCGCTTTTACGGAATCGACGATCAGGTGTTTGCCAGCACCTTGGACGCACGGCTTTACGCCGTGCTCAAGGATGCGCTGGCCTACCGCGACGGAGTGCGCGCCCAGCAGACGGCCGTCAAGGTCGTACGGGCAAAGCAAGTGCCGAAGTTGGTTCGCGCCAGTGCTCGCAATGGCAACACCGCAAAACAGCAGGCCACGTCGTCGGCCATGCAACGTCTATCGCGCTCAGGCTCGTTGGACGATGCAGCCGATGCGATCGGCGGCCTGCTCGGCTAACCCACATCTCAAGGACTAGATATCATGGCTGTTCCTACCGGAGCCGTGCAGACCTTCGCGCAGATCGGCATTCGCGAAGCTCTGTCGGATACCATCACCAACATCGCGCCGACCGAGACGCCGTTCTACAGCACGGTCTGTAAGAAGGGCACGACCAAGAGCCGCAATCCTGAATGGCTCAAGGACGGCTTGCGCGCCCCGTCGCCGACGAACACCGCTGTTGAAGGTGACGACGCCACCGGCAACACGATGTACCAGCCGACTCGCTTGAAGAACTACGTCCAAATCTTCGACGAGACGGTTGTCGTGTCGGATACCGCTCGCGCTGTCGAGACGGCCGGCCGCCAGGACGAGTTGAAGTATCAGGTGGCCAAAACCGCTCAGGCGTTGAAGCGTGACGTTGAAATGCGCCTGTGCGGCAACTACACCGCCGTTGCGGGCAACGCCTCGACGGCGGGTGAATTGGGCGGTGCTGAATCGTGGATTGAGACTAACGTGTCTCGCGGTGCGGGCGGTTCGTCGGGCGGCTGGAGCGGCACGGTGCCTGAAGCGGCAACCGATGGCACGCCGCGCACGTTCACCGAGGCCATGCTAAAATCGGTGATCAAGGACGCGTGGAATGCCGGTGGCGAGCCTAGCGTCGTCATGATGTCCGGTTCCAAGAAACAGACCGCATCGACCTTCGCAGGCATCGCCACGCCGACCAACGAGATCAACGGCCAAAACCGGGTCATGATCTACGGCGCAACGGATGTCTACAAGAGCGATTTCGGCCAGCACAAGTTCGTCGCCAATCGCTTCATGGGCGCTGGCACGGGCCGCTCGGCTGAGAGCAACGGACTCTACGCCGGTCTCTCGGCTCTGGTACTCGACCCGACCAAGTGGCAGGTCAAGTTCTTGCAACCGTGGTCCGTCACGCCGCTGGCACGTACCGGCCACGCCGAAAAGCGCCTGCTCAAGGCCGAGCTGACGCTGTGCTGCCTCGACGAGGCGGCCAACGGCATCGTCGCCGACCTGAGCTAAGACAACGGCGGGAGGGGTTCGGCCTCTCCCGCCTCTTATGAGGCATCATGAAAACCATTCAGATCGATCTGACCTCACGCACCAAAAAAAGTCCGGTGTCCGATGGCATCGGTGGCCAGCATGCCGATGGCGCGGTCGTGGAGTTGCCCGACGAAGTCGCCGACGCGCTGATTGGATTGAAGATCGCATTCCCCGTTGATGGGTCGTCGTTGATTGCCGCCAAGGCCGCCGCGAAAGAGCGCGAGAAAGCCGACAAAATACAGCGCGTCAAGGTCGAGGCGATGCGCCAGATGCAGATTCACGACAGCTTGCCGGCTGAAGTCCGCACCCTGGTGTACGAGCACGGAGACAAAGTGACGGAACAGTATCTCGCGCATGTTCGCGCGGAGTACGAAGCCAGCGCGCGTCCGATCTATCCCATCCAACAGGTCTATCCGGCCGAGCCTGTCCGGCGTCGTGGTCGTCCCCGCAAACATCCGAGGCTCGACGCATGAGCAAGAGATTTTTCGATCATGACCCGTTGACCGGGCAGACCTCGTGGTTTGAGTCGACCGACGACGGGTTTCGCATTCATACCGAGATGGATGCGGAGCCGATCCTAGACCTCAACGCGGCCAAACGCTCGATGGGGCGCGGCTACTACGCCGCCGACAAGGATATGTGGAAGGTCGCGAGCATTCCCAATATCATGTTGATCAAATGGGCGACGGACATGGGCGTGCCCGTGGATCAGGTGTTTTCGGACGAGTTCGCTGAAATCGTTACCAAGAAGTTAAATGACAGTGAGTTTCGGCGGCTCAAAACGGCGGACATCACCATCTAATGGCGACCATCACCGACTACGGCAGCCTCAAAACGGCAATCCAAACGTGGACTGCCCGGACGGATAGCGTGATGGGCAATCAGGTGCCGCTGTTCGTCGAGATGGCTGAACAGCGCCTCTATGACGGATCGGGCAAGCCGGGCGATGACATCTATACGCCTCCGCTGCGGTCGCAGACGATGGAGACAACGGGGACGATCACGCTGACAGAGGGCATTGGCGCGATCCCGACGAACTCTCTTGCCATCCGGCGCATCTATCAGGATGGCGACCTCGACGGGCTGACCTACATCACGCCGGAGCGCTGGTCGGTGTTTTCCGCCGCGAACACCGCCGGCGGTGGCGGCATTTATTACACGGTGGATGATGGCGTGATCAAAGTCACGCCGACTGACAGCACAGATTTGATGATCAGCTATTACCAGTCGTTCGATCCGGTGACGCCCGCCAACCCGACGAGCGCGTTGCTGACGGCGCACTCGACGCTGTACCTGTCCGCGTGCCTGTTCGAGGCATTTTCCTTCATGCAGGAGCCGACGCTTGCCGCTGGTCACATCAGCCGTTTGCGCGCGCAGATCTCCGGCGCCAATCAGACGGCAACCGCCATGCGCCTGCCCACGGCGTTGCGCATGCGCGTGCGGAACCACATTCCATGATTCCATTCGGCCCATATCATCCCGACAAGCAGGGCCTCAACGCCGCGGTGTGCATCCGCGCGACCAATTGCCTGCCGGGCGTCAACGGGTTCCGGCCGCTCAAGGCGCTGGCCGCAGGCACGAACACGCTCGGTCTCGACTATATCACTGACGCGTCCGGCGCGCTCATCACGGATGAGAGCGGGCTTTACATCGATACTGGCACGGCATCGACATCGACATGCCTTGGCGCGGTGACGGTGTACGATAGTTCCGGTGTCGTTTCGACGTTCGCTGGCGATGCAACGAAGCTCTACAAGCTCGATACGGTCTCGCAGTGGGTTGACGTGACGCGGGCATCAGGCGGCGACTACACGACCGGCGCTGGCGAACGGTGGCAGTTTGGGTTTTCGGGCGGCCTCGTGTTGGCGGTGACGATCGGCGACGATGCGCAAAAATACCTACTCGGCTCGTCCACCAAATTTGAGGCGTTGGGCGGCACGCCGCCGCAAGCCCGTTACATCGCGACGGTGGGCGCCTTCACTGTGCTCGGCTGCCTGCTCAATGACGAGCGGTCGATCCATTGGAGCGGCATTGCCAACCCCGAGCATTGGACGCCGGGCACGCAGTCTTGCGACACGCAACAGTTTCAGTCGGGCGGCAGCGTGCGCGGCATCGTCGGCGGTGAGGTCGGCTACGTGTTCCAAGCCGAGACCGTGACCCGCATGACATTCGTGCCGGATTCACAGACTATCTTTCAATTCGATCAAGTGGAAGGCGGGCGCGGTTTGGTGGCGCCCTATAGTCTCGTCCGGCTCGGGGCCGACGCCTACTACCTCGCATCGGACGGGTTTTATCGCTTTTCGCTGGCGGGTGCGGCCTCGACGCCGCTCGGTGTCGGCAAATGGGCGCGGGCGATTTCAGCGGATATCAAGTCGGGGTCGGAGTCCACGATCATCGGCGGCATCGATCCATCTGCGCGCTTCGTCTTGTGGGCTTACAATCGTTCGAGTTCGACGACGGCTGACCTCGACCGCGTGTTGATTTACGACTGGACACTCGACGAAGCCACGACGGCCGATCTCAACGTCGCCGCGCTGGCGCAAATTCTCACGCAAGGCGTCACCCTCGATACGATGGATAGTTTTGGGACCGTGGATGATCTGCCGTTCTCGCTCGACTCGCCGGCATGGACCGGCGGTGCTTCTCTGTTGGGCCTGTTTGGTGACGATGCACGCATGTCGTTCTTTTCCGGATCGAACATGGAGGCGACCATTGAGACGGCGGACGGTGGGCGGCCCGCGCGCACCTTGATCAAGGGCACGCGCCCGCACATCGACACGACGGCGGTTCGGGTGGCCATCGCGGCGCGTGAGACCGAGGGCGGCACGGTCACCTATGCGGCGGACGAGGGCATGGAAGACACGGGCGTCGTGTCGGCCTGGTGCTCTGGCTTCGTGGCCCGCGCACGCATGGTGGTCCCGGAAGCTGCGGCATGGACCAAGGTCACGGGTATGGAAACCGTGCTCGGCTCGGCGGGCAACCGATGAGAGACCTTCCGCCAGCCGGATCGAGCTTGCGTGAAGTGATCACGGCCATTCGCGAGTTGACGCGCGGCCGATCGAACGCGGTGACGCAAATCACACTCACAGCCAACGTCACGACGACGACGTTCACGACCTCGAACGCGAACGAGAATGCGGAAGTGTTCTTAACGCCGCGCACCGCCAATGCAGCCGCCGCTCTTTCCACAACATACGCCACGATTTCGCGAATCGCAGGCGTCAATACGGTGACCATCACCCATGCAAACACAGCCACAACCGATCGCACATTCGGCGTCGGCATTTTCGGCGGCTGAGTCGATCCCATGTCAGTTGCAACAAATCCCGGCGCGCGTCGTCGGGGAGGTGGTGCCGCTCGTGTTGCCGCTGCTCGAAGCAATCGTGGCGCGCTCCGATGGCCGTTACTCGGTCCCTGGAATGTTGGAGCAATTTGCGCGCGAAAACTGGCAACTGTGGATCGTATGGGACGGTAGCGTGCGCGCCATCGTGGCCACGGAACTCTATTTCGACGTGTCAAAGATGAAATGCTGCACCATCCGGTTCGCGACCGGGCGCGGTGCTGCGGGATGGTCGCCGTTGATATCGCAGATCGAGGATTGGGCGCGCGACGAGGGATGCGTTAAAATCGACATGACGGCCCGCAAGGGCTGGGCGCGGCACCTTCCAGCCTACAAACTTTCTCACGTCTTCCTCGAAAAGGGGCTTTGATATGCCGGGCTCACGCAGCACGCAAACCACGCAACAAACGCGATCGACGAGCGCGGAAGATACACCGCTGCTCAATCAAATTCGTGATCAAACGTCCAACCTGATCAGCGATCCGAACAATTTTACGCAACAGTTTTCGGACGCGACGCAGCAGGCCGGGCAAACCTTCGCGCAGATGGGCCAATCGCCCGGCATGCAGGGCAACGTGCTGCCGGGCCTCATGAGCACAGCCCAACAGGGTTATGGCACGGGGGCCAGCACGTTGCAGCAGGCGGCTTCGGGCGGCTTCATGGGCGGCAATGACGCGAACCTCAAGCAATCGCTCGGGTATGCCTCGGAAGACGCGATCAACTCGCTCAAGGGGCAGTTCGCGGCTCAGGGCCGCGACCTCGGGTCGGCGTCGTTCGGTGCGGGCCTCGGCCGCTCGCTTGGCAAGGTTTATTCCGACGCCACGACACAGCAGTACAACACCGATCAAGCGCAGCGAATGGCGGCGGCGGGCCAGCTAAACAACAGTGGGCAGATGGCGGCCGGCTTTGCTCAACAGGGCGACAACGCCGAAGCCCAGCGGGCCGGTTATGGCCTGATGGGCGGCCAAATCCAGGACCAGCAGCTCAACGCGGGCCGACAGGGCGCGATCGCCGCAAACCAATACGGCGCGCAGATCGCAACCCCGATCGCAGGACTTAGCGGCTCGACGAATGGCACGCAAACGCAACAGCAGGCGGCCAACCCACTGGGAATGGCGATGGGTGCTGCCGGGATGATGTTCGGGGGCGGTTCCAACTCGATGATGTCTGGCATTCGCGGCTTTTTTAATCAATAAGGATCGGTCAGATGTACGGAAACAACTCAGGATGGGGCAACCTGCGGCAGCA